CAGGCACGGTGCCGATATACTCTTCACCGGTTTCCATATCAACTAGTTTGTATTTACTAGGACATTTTGTAATCACTTTTAACTCAATAGCAATATCAAACGACGGCGCTATTGTGCCATCTAGTAGTGTTCTGTTATTCATTTTGTATTTCCATCTATTATCTGTCTTACCCAGTCTGCGTCAACTGGATTTTGCTGTGTCTTTTTGCCCCAGTACGAAGCATCAATATTGCCAGCTATTCTATCAAATTGTTCTGCGTTCATTCTGTTGAGCGTGTCCTGTGCTCGGTTACTACATATCAATATCCAAGGACTAATTTTTCCGGACTCTACCCAATCAGCAATGAAATATCCACTAGATGTTTCCCAGAATGTATCGAAGTTTTCGAGTTTAGCTGCTGATTCTATAAATCTCTCAAGTGCTCGGTCAACAGTTTCTTTTTTCAGATGGTCCTGTACATATAAGGAGTACATACTGTCGGTTGCCCAATCTTTGAGTTTGGCTTGTTTACGAATTAACCAGCGAGTATATCCCTCTGCGTCAATCACTTTTGTATTAATACAATAACTGCCAAATTTAATAAAGGAACTAAAATACTGGCTGCCTACAAAATCAGCATATTGTCTAGGCTTGCCTTGCATTCCCATTCTGTAAAATAAATCATACGCCGTAAATCCCGCAATAGTCTCGGGATAATCTTTACTAAACCATCTGCGTTTCTTTTCGCAGATATGCGTAGTCAGGCTGCTTTCACGCTTGAATGTTTTATTACAGTATTCACACTTCATTTGAATATGTCTTTAATTTCTTTTTTGCTCATTCCTTGCTCTTCCATACGATCCACGAATACTTGCTTCTCGGTCGTGCTGACCAACAAATCTAATTCATCATCGTTGTATTCTGGAAACTCTTCTTGTAGCCACGTGAGCAGTTTGTTGATTTTGCCACGCTTGCCAGGATTAATCCACTCATGATACTGTGGTTTGCCAGCGCCAGCTAGTTGAAGCAACTGATGCTGTAAGCGAGGATGATGGCGTAATGTGTTAAAGTGTACATTAGTAAACTCATTAACAAGCATCAAGTATTGTGCGGCATTGCTGCCCTTTACACTACTAGCCCAGCGCATCTGAGTCCACATTGCCTTGCCGAATTTCTCACGCTCTTCTACAGTGAGGGTGTCCCACCATTCGCGGTCACGAGTGTCAATGACCCGCATCTCTTCTTTGATACTTAGTTTGTCTACCATAATCCTAAACTCCTACCGTTACCAGCTATTATAGCACAACATGTGATAATATGCAAGACAATCCAGAAGGTTCTGAACATTAATGCACGCTTTACCTCACGCTGTGTAATAGGCAAGAAATCTGGCTTATCATCGTCTGTTAACCCAATAGGCATTCCGACTGTTCTTGCCCACGTCTTTAAGAATCTGCGCTGCCCGCTCATATCGTGCTACCACAAATCAGCGGTGTTAAGAATATCAGGAACCTTGCTGGTCTCTTTGACAAAATAGGCGCATTGTGGATTGTCACATTCTTCTAGTGGGATTGCTAGAATATGTCCGTATTTGAGTTTAGGGAAATACCATTTAACTTCTTGGTAAATATTCACAATCTCCACTTCAGCAAAGTGCGGCATGAATCCAGTGATAGGATTAAACACAAAGCCCTTGAAGCCGCGGTCATTCAGGCTAGTGATAGGCAATACTTCTGGATCAGCAACGCCAGGATCACAAATAACTAAACTCCAGTCTAACGGAACCTTTACTGTGTATTTGCCAATCTTCAGCACTGCTGCTGGCGCATTAAAACTTTCTAGGAATACAAGAGGAACAAAAATATAATCTGCGTTTTCTTTATCACTATAGTCTAATACACAATAACGCATGTCATCGACTTCTTCTGGTACAAAGTCCAAGTCATAACTTTGGTTTTCTACTGTTAAAATTCTAGTCATTTTTATAATTTACTTTCTCTATCTTAAAGGGATAGTTTGCATCTTTATAGTAGCGTTTTCGTTCTGTTAAATGCCGCTTACTAAATTTCGCATTGCTGGTAATGTCCCAAATCTGTACATTATCTTTGTCTTTAGCTTTCCGAATGCCACGTCCAATACTTTGGATAACACGCACAAAACTCTTTCCCGGTTCCACCAGCACCAGATTGAAAATTCGTGGAATGTTAATGCCGACTGCGGCAACTCCGTATGTGGCGATAGTAATAGTATTATTACCCGTATTAATCGAATCGTATTCTGTTTTACGGTCTTTACTTTTCATATTGCCACTAACGAATACAACATCATCGCCTAGTCGCTCTACTAGTCCCTGACCTGCGGCGATGCGATCAACCAATACAAGTGTATTGCCAGTCAGTGACATTTCTTGAATTTTCTTAGCCAAGTAATCAAGTCGCTTGTTGTTGGTTGTTAGGAATGTAAGTTCACTCTGATAGTTATCATACGCAACATCATCCTGCATTTGTAGTATGGTGATATCACACGAAGACAATACACCCTGATCCTGTAAATCACTTGCTGCTAGTTGGTGAACAACTTCACCTAGTCCTACTTCAAGACTTAGCCGGTCGCTGTCTTCTTTTGGTACAGTACCAGTTAATCCCCAACGAATAGGAACATTACGGAAACTGCCAGTTAGCAATTTCTTTAGAACATCTGCTTTTGCCTGGTGCACTTCGTCAACCATGATACATACCACATCTTCGGCGAAATCATCCAGGCTCATTTCATTCTTGCCATCACGATAGTTCTTTTCAATAATATTCAAGCTTTGCCATGTACAGATTGTGTGAGTTTTGCCATATTCTTTTCTGTCACCGAAATAAACACCGACATCCAGACCTAGATTGATATAATCTTCCTCTGTCTGTGTTACCAAGTCTTTGTTTGGCACGATAACAATACTACGACCATATGGTTCAATCAAGTTACTAAGGGAGGCAGTCATAAGTGTTTTGCCAGCACCCGTAGCAATCTCTTGAATACTCTGTGGATTTGCTAGAAACTTATTGATAATCTCGACTTGGTAATCACGCAAGATAACTGGAGTACCAGCAACTGGGTGACCTTCTGGCCAAGATTTATCACCAAAGTGATCCTCAGCAATCATAGGAAACTCAATATTCCACTTGGCGCGACGGTCATCTATTTCAATCTCGTATCCATCATTCTGAATGATGTCAAAGATATGAGGAAGAGCATTTACAAATGTGTTGCCGCCAACGGTGAAGAAACTAACACAGCCGTCCCATCTGCCTAGCTTATACGCAGGAGTATGGCGGGCGTGTTGTAGAAAAAACTTGAGTTTCTTTTCACATTTGCGGCGGGTGGTCAACTCTAAACCTTCCAGTTTGCAGTTCACTTCGTCTTTAAGGATAATTTTACATTTCATGTTTTTACTATACTACACTTTATGATTAATGTCAATACTTTAATAAAAAAAGGGACAAGTAATATTATTACTTGCCCCCTCAGTTGTTCTGTTAGCATGTGAGAGTGACAGAGGAGGTGCCAAAAACTAACAGAATGTTACTAGGATCGCTTCATGCAAGTCATTTCCACATAGCGATTCCATTTTGTGCCGTTCATCTTTTGAAGGTCTGCAATCTTAGTGACCATACGCAAACTCATTTCACGAAGGCGCATACGGTTGTCAAACATATAATCAAGCAGAGCGGATTGTTCATCATCGCTAAAGTTATACTCGTCCAGCATACCATCGTCAACAATCTGCTTACAGCGAAGGAACTTGTCGCGCATTGTATCAAGAGTCAGATCCAGATAGTGACAACGGCTCATGATAGCGTCAAGGTGATCCTTAATCTTGCCACGTGTTTTTTCAAACTTGAGGTTAGTGATAAAGATGACCGAGCCTTTGAACTCAAACTTGTTAGGGATACCTTCGTGGTGAAGAACCCGGCTCTCACTGCGCCAAGAAAGGAACCTACGCGGGCTACTGTCCAGTGCCGCTTTAAGCAAGTTGAGTGAAGTTTCATCATACAACACACTATCGCAATCGTCCAATACAAGAACACTTCCTGCGCCGGCATATTCGTACAACAACTTATACAAACCAATCGGGCTTGCTGCGCCTTTTTCCATACCGAACTTCATTCCAGTGCTGGAAGTTCCGCCAGATACAATGTTCATAACATCTGCTTCGCGGATTACTTGTTCAACACCGTAGCTTTTACCAACACCAGGAGGTCCAGTTACAACCATGCCGCGTACAACACCTTCACAAGATGCGTGGGTCATGTCTTCCAAGATTTGAAAGCGCTCACGCAATCTGTCGATAATCTGATCATCTGATTCAGCAGTGGCTGATTCGCCATCTTCGATTAGTGAATAATCATCTGCGCTATCAAGTTTGATTCGAATATTACGAGGAGGATATCCTGGAGTATCGTTGCCGTCTACTGTGACGAAACCTCCATTAACGCCCATCTTGTAATCACGAACTAGCGTGAATACTTTGTCGGCTACCGGGGATTTGTCGTATGTTCCGTTTTTTACGAGTATCTGTGTCATTCTGGCTCTCACTTCCATTAAACTGATTCTATCTATACGTATATACTAGCATTACTGGGTGAGGTTGTCAAGCGCTTTCTTGAATTTTTACATAATGAAATACAGTTTCATTACATTGGCTGAACTTGCTGACATCGTGTGATTTGACTTTTCCTGTTATAACAAAGGATTTCCCCTCAATGATTCCAGAAACATCAGGCTCTTTATTAAAGAAGAATTTTATGATATTATCTTCCTGATTAACGCCTGTTACTAGGTGAATGCCAATCTTGGAAATATACTTGACATCTTTTATTTCTATCTGGATCTGATACCTCTCGCCTATTGTGCCGATAAACTCACTCTTGCTGCGCATGTCATCGAACCATTGGTCCAATATATCACGCTTGGCAGTGATACGAAAACTATTCGGAATGCTGGCAAGAATCGCTACACCATAGTTGTTTGTTTTTTCTTCACTAATAGTTTCCATGACATCGATATCAAAGTCGCTTAGGTAACCCATTAACTTCTTGGTAATAAGATTATTGCGGAACGTATCCTTGATGTTATTTGCCTCAGCAATAACATCGTCGGGTATTTCTGAGATATTTT